TGTTCGTGACCATGCAGATGTATCTAGTACACCTGAAACGGAAAAAGGGTCTTGCATTTCCATGTCTGTTATTATACGTCCTAAATCCTCACCTGTCAAGCCTTTTCTGTATAATTCTCTATATATTATTAATGTACCATCTGATCTATCAACTGCTCCCCAAACACAAGCACTCTCTGAAGCGTACCCATAGTCAATACCTTTTATACGTTCCCATGTAAGAGGAATTTGAAAAGGACTTACAATGTGAACTTCAGGATCAAACTCTACAAAAGCTGCTCCTTCATTTACATCCCAGTTACCTTCTAGTAATTGCTTTCGTTGTACAGGAGGAAGAGACATAAGCATCTGCTCATAGACTCCATCGTTTGCTAAGTATGGATTATCTGATAATCTAGCAGGGATAAATTTACGTGTTAGTCCATCGTGACCTACTCTAGATTCATTAGGAGCTCCTGAGTCTACATATCTTTTTTTTACCCAACTAGCCCCTATACCTCCGGGGTTTGCAGTACAACGTAAATAAGTTTTAATCTCAGGGTCTGTTGTTCTAAGTCTAGAGGCTAAATAGTTCCAACCAAATTCTGTAGGTAAGTGAGTAATCTCATCAAAGCCTATCCAACTATATGCTTGTCCTTGATAACGATATACATCCGCATCTCTTTCTAGAAATCCAAACTCAACCTTTGCTCCGCTAGGAAAATTCCATACCTTTTCTACTTCTTAAAACTTACATCCGGGAAATGCTTGAGGATAAAGTTCACGAGACTTATCTATTAGTTCTCGTAACTCTGGCATAGACCTTCTAAGTATTAAAGCTCTGTGTGCTTTCTTATGACAGTATCTTAACGGATCAATAAGCATAGCATAACTTTTACCACCACCTGCAGCTCCACCATACAATACATCCTTTTCGTCTGCAGCTAAGAACTCTGTCTGTGGTCCGTCATTAGGATGAAAGATAACATGATTACCTTTATCTATTTCAGTCTGTACTGATTTTGGAAGAGAACTAAGTTTATCTTCTGTTACTACCTTCCCCGATTCTGTCGGCTTTGACGATTCATTTTCGAGTTTACCGAGTATGTCAGTCGTTTGTCTAAGAGCTTTTCTCTTTGATTCAAGTTGCTTTTCAATCTTTTTAATTGCTTTTTGTTTAGCTGAGACTGAACGTCTTGCTGCTTGTTTTGTTTTTTGTTCATTAGAATATCCATAGTTAGACTTACTACCTTGAGGTCTTCCTCCTTTTTTACGAGGTGTACCATCATTCTTTAGTATAAAGCTTCCTTTAGAATCTGTCAAGTAAAGATGTGGATTTTGTTCCCAATCTCTCAAGTCGCTGTTGTCGTTTTCCATATTTCTTATCTATGTGTTTTTTTAATCCTGCTGCTGTAATACTACGTTTAGTTTTAAATTCTATCCAGTCACAAGCATCACGTAGACTTATAGACTCACTAGCCACTAAGTCTTCCGCTACTTCTAATGCTTCTATTTGTTCTGGTATTGGTTTAAAGTAACCATCTAATTCACTTGCTTCGTAACCAAAAGGAACTGTTGAAGTTTTTCTTTTAATGTATCCGTCTTTCATAATTGATTGTGTTGCCTATAGGCTGTCTTTGTTTCCCAATCTTCTATAGCTTTTGCAATACTATCTTCTGCAAGAACAGAACAGTGTAGTTTAATTGCAGGAAGTTCTAAAGCTTCTGCTATGTCTTTATCTTTAATAAGCTTTGCTTCTTGTATTGTTTTACCCTTAAGCATATCTACAAACAAAGTAGAGGATGCTATAGCACTTCCACATCCGTATGTTTTAAACTTAACGTCTTCTATTAAGTCTCCGTTTAGTTTAAGTTGTAGTCGCATTACATCACCACAAGCAGGTGCTCCTGTCATTCCTGTAGCTACGTTAGGGTCTTCAGGATCAAACCTACCTACTGCATGTTTCTCAGGTTCTCTAAGAACACTATCAAACCTGTCAAGTACTTTTTGTGAGTAAGCCATTATGATTTTTTCTTATTAAAAATCTTATCAAAGTTATCTCTATACTCTTGACTGTATACTCCGGGTCTTGCTCTAGAGCCTTTACCTGCTATTGTTTTTCTAAACATTACAGGTTTTTCATTACTTCCTATTTGTTTACTCATTAAAATATCCTTGAGTTCATATACATTAGTAACATCATTAGTCCTAACATTACAACTTGAATGATGGACATAACTGCTACAATGTTTAATTGTAACCCTGCCCACCAACTTAATTCATTCTCTTGCCAGTCTTTACTCTCTTCAGAAGTTGCATCTTTAATTACCATTTAACTTTATCAGCCCAATAAGCTGCTGACATCTTTCCTTTAGCTATGTTCTTTCCATGTCTTGCTTTGAAACTTTTACGCTTTGCTTTCATTCTATCTGATTCACCTGCTTTAGGTTTCCCTGCAGTACTAGCTCCTTGTTCTCCGAAACGAATCATTTTAATTGTATTACCTTCTTTGGCAAGTACAACGTGAGATTTAGTAGGATGATTAGGAGTACGTTTAGGTTTGTTGTAACCTGCAAACTTTTCTCCTCTATATTCAATAGCCATTATCTTTTCTTTCCTTTATGTAAGCCATGCTGTGCGTGTTGCTTACCCTGTTTAGTTGCTTTTCTTTTCTTTTTGTTTGCTGCTGCTAGTGTCTTTTTACCTGCTGCTGTAGACTTAAGTTTCTGTATAGTCTTAGCAGGAGCATAGACCTCTCCAGTTTCTGAAGACTTCTTGCCACTTCCTGTTCTCCAGTTTTGTCCTGTCCACTTCTTTAAAGACTTTTGTGTTTTCTTAAGTGCCATTACTTGTATCCTCCACCTGCTGCCTTATATTGTTTAGCAAGCATTTGAGCTTTACGTGCAGACCATTGACCTGCTTTACCACCTTTAGTTCCTGCTTTAATTTTATTAAATAGTCTTTTACGTAATGCAGGCTTTGTATAGTTACCTGCTTCGTTTACTTTAGACTTACTCTTCTTCTTCGGGGGCATACTCTACATCCTCTGCTTGTATTTCAATTGGGGCTTTCTCAGGTAGTATAAAGATACCACCACCAGTGGAATGAGTTACATCCAACTTATCACTCTTAGATACTCCAACCCTGTCCAATATTGTTTGGGCAGCAGTCAGCTTATTGCTGACCTGTGGTATGGGAGCATCACTGTTCATGATATCAACTAACTTAAAAGCTGCAGCAGGGGCAGAACGAGCGAGTACGTCCGAGGCTAATTCAATCACTTCTTGTCTTAATGATTTTATAACTTGATGATAATTGCCTGAGTATCCTGCAAGCTCGGCTGCTTTTTTCGGATCACCTCCTGTCTGGATCAAATTGTCCAGAAAAGACTGTTGTTTCTCCGTAAGAGCTTTTGATTTGTTTGTTGTTTGTGGTAAGTAACTCATGCAATCTATTATAGGTCTAGTATACGATGTTGTCAAGATATAAATAAACTAAAAAGGTCTTGACAAAATTGATATTTATCTGTACAATGATATAGTACCCTGCAAGGGGGTATATATAAAATATATAGTGAGGGCTTCTTAAACTAAACAGGGATACCGCCAAGGACCTGTCTAGTAAACATCCAATCTTTCTAAAAATGTATATGATTGCTATATATAGGGGGGGTGTACCCCTGTGCCTCCTGCCCTCCCCATTGATCAAAAATCATACAACTAGACAAAGCCCTGCAGATTATCCTAGTTGTACAAAAATTATACAGCCCTTTCTAGTTGCTCCCCGATCTAGAACTAAACAGGAACTAGAAATATCTATAATAGTTCTAGCTGTGCCCCGTCTAGTAAACAAAGAATCCTTTTTAGTAATGTTTAGTTATCCCTACAATAAACTAGCCAGTGCTCCGCTAATATCTAAACATCACTAAACGGGGTTCTTTGTTTACTAGACGGGGCACAGCTAGAACTATTATAGATATTTCTAGTTCCTGTTTAGTTCTAGACGGGGAGCAACTAGAAAGGGCTGTATAATTTTTGTACAACTAGGATAATCTGCA